CACATAGATACTTCTATGTCTTTCTACACACTCTGGCATGTGCCTGGATATTTAATACATAACCAACCATTACTGGCCATCCATCATATCTAGGTGCAATCAATCCCACCGCCTATGCAGGTCTCTAATATTAGTCGATGACCAACGGTGGTATAATATGATTACACCTTAAAACATTCTATCCAAATAATCATCAGCCAGAGAGCAACGACAAGCGACTCGCAGTCACAGCCATCACTCCCTGTTCCTGATGATTCCGTTCCAACATTCAGTTTGGTAGTAAAGCTCGCTTACTATTTTCTACACTACGCTATCACCCGAGTGCCATCCCTGATGTTGATGTTAATCAATATTTAATAAAATTTCAGTCCTATTACTATGCGTAAGCAAAAACAACACTTGACTACATAGCCGCACGTTGCGTGCACCTATGTAGCTTGCTTGGTACAATGCCAAGCGTTGTTTGCCGTTCGTCACGTGTACGAAACGTACTAAGCTACGAACGCGCTGACATCGTGCTCGGCGATGGGCTTGTAAAAGCACCAACGCACTGCGGGACGGTCATCCGTTGCGTCAAGGTCAACGACCTTGCTCAACTGATAATCGGCACCAGTCACGATGTTCAGGCTGTGCTGCTTAGCAAGCGACGTCATGACGGACGCAGAGACGGTAGTCTTTGCGACGTCAGTGACAGGGAGAGTCACACGAACCTTGTTCGTGGGAATCCAGCGACCATCGTCATCGAGGTCGTGGATAAACTCACCCGTGCGCTTGTTAGTAGCACCGCGATACGTATTGGACACCAGTCCTATATGTTTCGCTGCTGCCATATGAAAGCTCCTTTCATCTGGTAGTGTGACCACAGGTCACATGCTGCTGCACAGCCATTCTGCACAGCAATGAACAGGGGCAGGCGTGCGATAGTGCCAACGCGAAATTCAACGATGTTGGTAACCCCAACGGTGAATTTCGCGGGGGTACCGCACGATGTATATCTCGTACTCCCATTCTACAGTAATTTTTTGGATTACCTTTCGCAACGTTTTCCACCTCTAGCAGGATTTGTAGGATTCCTGCTAAGTTATTATTTTTGTTGAAGTTAAGAATTTTTATTATTTTGTTGATTTTTAGAGAAAAATGTCTAAAATTCTCTCTAGTTTTTATAGGTGTAGATAGTTAATATATATAAGGACAACAGGTGAGCCCCACAGAGACTTCTCACTACAGTAAGTACATAAAAAGTGCTGTAAGTGTAAGTAATAAGGGTACAACCTTGAATTATCAGCTACTTTTTGATGATATGGGGAAGATACAGGGCTTTGATTCTAAGAAGAGGCGGCAAATTTTGTATGATAATGTAACAAATTGGTATAAATCTCTGAAATATGGGGATTCTGATGCCGAATAAGGCAGCAAAGCGTAGAAAAGATGAAAGAAGAGAGAAAGATGCATATCTGAGTAAGTATGGACGAACTCCAGCTCAGATAAAACGTAAAAAAGCACGTATGGAGAGGAAGAAACATGCCCCGATTTGGTAAGCGCTCTAAGAAAAGGTTGGCAACCTGTGATGTCAGGCTTCAGAAGTTATTTAAAGAGGTTGTAAAACATTTTGATTGCACAGTAATACAAGGATACAGAGGTGAAGAAGAACAAAATCAAGCGTATGACGCGGGACGAAGTAAGCTTCGTTATCCTGATGGCAAGCATAATGCTAATCCTTCAAAAGCCGTGGATGTGGCTCCTTACCCTATCGACTGGGGCGACCGTGACAGGTTTAACTACTTTGCTGGTTTTGTTATGGGCATGGCTACGAAGCTTAGCGACAAAGTCCCGCACTTGAGAATACGTTGGGGAGGTGATTGGGATATGGATACAGAAGTAAAGGACAATAAATTTGATGATTTGGTGCATTTCGAACTTTACGATAAGTAGTGTATCAAATAACTATAAATCATAGGTCTGGAGAGAAAACCTATGATATCTATACCCAGAAAGAAGCAGATGAGAAGGATATCCCGTATAAACCATGGAAAGAGAGTAAGGAAGGTGATTATGCTCTCTCAGACGATGGATACTGTGCTCCTGTCTTAAAAAGGCAGGAATACACACATCCCAAAGGATATAAGACAGTTTACTTTAAACTTCCTTTTGGATATCATATGTGGGATACAAAGTACGGTACACGGAAGTTTTACGCTGAGGGGAGGTATACTCCTCATACTTTTACTGGTAAAGACGCTATGGAGGTAAAGACCGGCTTAACCAAGTGGAAAAACCTTGCTATGATGTATGCGTTCACAAGAGGGGCGTATGGTGAATTTAACGAGGATGTAGCTATAGATTTGGCTTTTGGCACTGTGACACCAAAGGACCGTCGCAGATGGAAGCGGAATATGAAACATAGGGAGTTTAGAAAGATGGTTAGAGAAGAAGTGGCGAAGTTACTTGATGAACATGGGTTGGGACCTGATAGGACTATGGAGTTGCTTTCAGATGCAGTAACTATGGCTCTTGATAAAAAGGATTTAAGCAATCTAAATCGTATTATTGAGAATCTAGAGGATTTACATGGCATGAAGAATAAGAATAAGGTTGTTACTACAACACAACTAGAGGCAACAGAGACCCAGAGAATGCTGGACGAGGTTACTGAGGAAGAAAGGAAATTGGTTGCTACCCAGGTAGAAAGCAAGGATGTCAAAGAATAAGGTAGATTACGAAGACCGCTGGGAAGTTCTTAACAAACTTAAGAACAATATGGGTCTATTCGGGCGATATTGCTTTCCTAAGGCTCTAAGGAGGGAGATTCCTCCTTTTCATCATAATATCTATGCCAGTTTAAAGAATAAGAGTAAAAATCGAATATTAATAGCTGCTCCTCGCGGGACAGCTAAATCTACTGTTTGTAGCCTGATTCTTCCTTTGTATAGAACTGCTTACAAGAAGAGTGACGAGGACTTGTTTATCGTTATCATATCAGAGTCCCAGGCACAGAGTATAAACTTCTTATCCAGAATAAAGTACCACCTAGACCATAGTGACCGGTTTAGACAGGTTTTTATGGATTTAGGTGCTAAGACAGCACGGAGGTGGACGAATAATGATATTATCCTCGCCAATGGAACAAGGATAGTAGCGGTAGGTACTGGTCAGAGGGTTCGTGGTTTTATTGAGGGTGATACACGTCCTAACCTGATTATAGTAGATGACTTTGAATCAGAGTTGAATGCTATTACACCAGAAGCAAGGGCAAAGAATAGGAAATGGATGACTGAGGCTGTTATTCCATCCTTATCTGACCGTGGTCGTATCATTATGATAGGTACAGTAATCTCAGAAGATTGCTTCTTGTATTGGGCAAAAGGTAGTTCTGCTTGGGAAACTATGTGGTATTCTATCTGGGATGATGACGAGAAGAGTATTTGGCCCGAAAGGTTCCCCAGAAAGAGAATTCTTCAGATTAAGGAAGAATTCGCTAGTGTTGGGAACCTTAATGGATTTTACCAAGAATACATGAATATTGCCCAGGCTCCTGATAATGCACCATTTAAGCCTGAGTATATTAAATTACATCACTATAGTTTTAAAAGAATAGAGGGGCAACCCTGTTTAACAAGGAGTACAGGAGATGGAGACAAGATTATCCCGGTTGAAGTTTATTGCGGTGTTGACCCCGCTAGTTCTCTTAGCTCCCGTGCTGACTTTTTTGTTATTTCAACTATTGGCATTGACCATGACGGGAATAAGTACATTATTGATATATTCAGGCATCGTCTTGACCCTGCGGAACAGCCGGCAAAAATTATCGAAATTTATAAGAAATATCGTCCCAAGCGGATGAAGATTGAAACAACTGCGTACCAAGAAGCGTTAAGAGCTACGGTTCGTTCCATAATGTTGCAGGAAAATTTGTACATTCCAGGGATAGAGAAGGGCGTTAAACCTAGGACAAGGAAATCTGAGAGGTTAATTAGTTTGGTTCCGATGTTAGCAAAAGGAGAGTTTTACTTTCGTCCTGAGGATATTACAGCTCAGAAAGAGTTCTTGTCTTATCCCAAAGGGAAGCATGATGATGTTTTAGATTCAATTTGGGTGGCATTAGAGGGTTCTAGGCCCTGTAGGATAAAAGATTTATCAGGGGTGAAAAATAATCCCTCAATGGCTAGAAAAGTGATTGACTGGATGACAATATGATGGTAAATTTATACAATGGCTTATTCTAAGAAGAAGAAGTCCAAAAAAGGAAAGGTCGAGGACACGCACCGGCTTTTTAAAACATATTCTCAGAAGCGAGATACTTGGGCGCATCATGCTCAAGAAGATAGAGAGTTTCGCCTGGGAAGACAATGGACAAAACAACAGCGTCAGACACTCGAAGAGAGGGGTCAAGCTGCAATAGTGGTAAATAGGATTCATCCTGCTGTTGAAGCTGCAAAGGCTCTTTTAACTGCTAATAAGCCTTCTTTTCGTGTTTCCCCTAGAGAAGATAGCGATAACAAGGTTGCTCAAGTATTGAATGGCCTGCTAGAGTATGTATGGCAAGGTTCTGATGGAGACCAGGTATTGAGGAATGTTATTGATGATTATTATGTAATCGGAATGGGGTGCGCTCTTGTTTATCAAGACCCTCTTGCTGACATGGGTAAGGGAGAAGTGAAGTTAAAGGATATCGACCCTCTTGATGTATACATAGACCCGAACGCAAGAGATAGATTTTGTGGTGATGCGGAGAATATCCTAATTTCTCGTTTATATACTAAAGAACAGGCTGCAAAGCTTTATCCTATGTACGAGAAAGCTATAAAAAATGCACAGTCTGAGGATTTCATGTCAGATAGACCGCAAACTACTCGACAGGATGATGGGGAGATTACTTTTCCAGAGGATATAGACACGGGTGTAACATTTGGTGAATCATCAGAATATATTCGGGGTTATGAACGTTATTACAAAGAAATAGTAGACCATTATAGAGTATTTGAAAAATTTAGTGGAAAGGAGGACTTGTTAGAAGAAGATGATTTTAACGAGTATGTGGAGCGGCCTGCTTGGAGAGTACAGGGGCAAATTATAACAAATCCTGACATGGCTAGTAAGGCTATTCAAATCATGCATAAGCATTATGCCAGGGCTGTCGAGGTTGCAGAGGCAGAGGGAGGAGAGGTCCCTCCCGCTCCAGATGTGCAGGAACTTAAGTATAGTGAGCTACTAGAGGCTGGGGAGATAGAGGTTGTTACCACTCCTACAGAGAGAGTTCATGTTTGCGTTATTATGGGTGATGCATTGCTTTATCAACGTATGCTTCCTACTTCTCATTATCCTCTTGTTTTCTTTATGAATATGCACACTAGAACCCCTTTTCCTCTCTCAGATGTTAGAATGGTAAAAGGTATGCAAGAGTATATAAATAAGACTCGGTCTTTAATTATAGCTCATGCTACTACTAGTACGAATACAAAGATTTTAGTTCCTTCAGGCTCTGTGGATATGAGAGAGTTTGAACAGAAGTGGTCACAGCCTGGTATTGCTATTGAAGTTGATTTTGACCAAGGCCCTCCTCAGCCAGTCCAGCCAACTCCCTTACCAAACGAATTATATCAGAATGAAAAGGTTGCGAAAAGTGATATAGACCATCAAATGGGGTTGTATGAGCTAATGATGGGTAATTCTCAAGCTGCACCTCATACTTACAAGGCAACAGTAAGTTTAGATGAATTCGGCCAGAGGAAGATAAAATCTAAGCAGATGGATATAGAATCAGGATTAAATAGATTGTGTAATATCGCTATACCGTATATGCAGCAGTTATATACGCAGGAAAAGATTATAAGACTTCTTCAGCCTAATAACTCAATGACTGAATATGCTGTCAATAAGAAACTTTTTGATAGTAAAACAGGAGAAATATCGGCTATAGAGAATAATATAGCTATTGGTAAATATGATGTTGTAGTTGTTACTGGTTCTACCCTCCCAACGAACAGAATGGCTCAGTTAGATATGTACATGGATGCCTACGAAAAAGGTATTATTGATAAACAAGAAGTATTAAAGAAAACAGAGGTCTTTGACATGGAGGGTGTATTGCAAAGAACAGATGTAGTTGCTAAATTAGCCCGACAGTTAGAGCAGGCTTCTGAAACTATTAAAAATTTACAAGGCGACCTGCAAACTAGAGAGCGTGAGGTATATCATGCTAAGCAGAGAGCTGAATTAGAAAAATTCAAGTCCAACTTGGACTCTACTTCCACGAAGGCAAAAGCCGCTGGAACAGTATTTGAGCGAAGACTTGATGACGCAGTGGGACAAGTTCAAAAGGAGGTCCGAGAGGCCGCCAAAGAAGCTAAAACAGAGAGTTTACCCCCCAAGTCCCGACGGGGCAGCTCGCCAAAATAGGAGTCAAAGATAGATGGATGAAAGAACAGATACTCCTGCAGTTATAGAAAATATCCAAGCGATAGATTCTGTGCAGGACTCTGATATAGATGAAATCATCTTGGGCGATGATGCTACGGTCCAGGGGGACCGAGCATTCGCCGTACCAGAGGAAAAGGCAGTCGTAACCGACTCAACCCCCGAAAGACCAATGGAATCAGGTACCCAACCTCAGAGTAGTAACGAAGAGGTAAGGTATGAGTACTGGCAGTCTCAGCATGATAAACTAAAGAATGACTATGATAGTTTGCAGGGGCAGTTTCAAACTACCCAGCAACAGTTAAGTCAAGTTCTTCAGAATCAAGGCGGGACCCAGCAACAGGCTCAGCAAGAACAGGAACCGGCACGGGAAGAATTCCCCCCGCCTCCTGGAAAGCCAAAGAGACCTAGTGGTTTTTCTCGTGAGGAAGCGTATACAGATTCTAGCTCAGAGAGTGCAAAATATCTCGATGATGTAGAATTATGGCGCGACGATATGGATGAATACAATAGTCTTCACATGGAGTATACAACTGCTTCTATGCAGGCTGAAAATGAAGCTATCCGGCGAAAGCAGGTAGAAGATATTCAGCGCAGAGATGCAGAGCAACAGTATAGCCAACAGCTTGATAGCGTCGCTAATCAGGTTAAGAGTTCTTACAATGTTGATGATAACGTTGCTCAGGATTTTGTGTCGAAGATGTCTGACCCCAATAGTCTCACGATTGATAACCTTTGGAGGTTATACACACTAGATAATAATCTAGAAACCCCCCCGCCTCCCCCTGCTGCCCCTCCGCAGGCTCAACCGAGTCCGGATTTTCAGCAGGCCAAGAGGGCGCAACAAGTGCCGAGTCCGATGGGAGTACTTCCCTCACAGAATGTGGGTGTTGATTCCAAAACGGATTCGGATAGGATAATGGATTCTATCATCAAAGACTACGAAGATACGAATCCTTGGACGTAAACAACAGATGACGAGGAGATACCACGATGGCTAATCAATATAGCATCGACGCTGGTGGCTCAATGCAATCTAGTTCTATTGACCATTCCCGAAGAATGTATAACTTCGGGGAGAGGCTTCCTGAACTTGCTCCTCAGCAGTCCCCGTTTTTCGTCTATCTTTCCAAAGTTGCTAAGAAGCCAACAGATGACCCTGTTTTTAAGTTCTTAGAAAGGCGTCATCAATGGCAGCGCAGAAACTTTGAGGCCCAAGCTCAACTCACCTCTGCTGCTTATAGCAGTACGTGGGACCAAGGTTCTAGTGCAAAGTTGCAAGTTGATTGTTTGTACGATAAGTACGGACGAACAGTAACAACTGCTGTACAGCCGCTGTTTCTTCTTAACAACCAGGTCGTAGCCATTGCTGCATCTTATGCATCAGATGGTTCTACCTATGCAACCGGGTTTACAGCTTATTATAAAATAGCTGCTGACCCAGACATCACAACCGCAGCTGATAAGGCTGGATTACAGCTTACTTTTTTGAAGCTTATTCAGCAAGCTACTGGTGCGGTTACACCTGCGAATGCTGGTAAAATCAGGATTCTTGCAGATGCTAAAGGTCAGGTCGTAGGTTCAGCTTTTGCTGAGGGTAGTAACGACCCAGAAGGATGGAAAGACGAATTCTACGATAGGGAAGGATACTGTCAGATTTTCAAGACAGCTATTCCTCTCTTTTCTGGTACTGCTCTGGCAACACGATATCGTGGCGTAGGCAACGAATATAAACGTGTTTGGCAAGAGAAGCTCATGGAACATAAAATGGACCTAGAGCATGCAATGCTATTTGGCGTTGGTACAGACGACTCGACAGCAACTGGACCCGTCCGTCGCTCATGGGGAATCGTTCCTTACACAGAAGTTTATGGAAAGATAAAATCTTTCACATACGCTTCTTCTACGTATGACGATTTCATTGACGCGATGGAGGATGTATTTGCTCCAGAGTCAGGTAACAGTGGAGATAAACTTGTCCTAGCATCAAGAAAGATAATTTCTTGGTTGAATAAACTAGGTTCGAGTTCATTCATTGGTAACACAGCTGGATTGGGTCACACGGTGACTACATCCGGTGGGAGTAATCCTTATGGCGTAGATATCCAGAACGTTAAGGGTGCTTTTGGACATGATGTGTCTACTATAAATACTATTTATGGCAGACTTCATTTTATTCAGGAGCCGATGTTCCGGAATGTCTGGGAAGATTACTCTGTGATGGTTGACCTTAAAAACGTAGCATATCGCCCACTTTCGGCGAATGGCGTTTCTAGGGATACACATATCATCACTAACGTTCAGAACAATAATGTTGATGGACGGAAAGACATGGTTCTAACCGAAGGCGGTCTAGAAGTTAGTCTTCCAGAAACACATTGTATTCTGAAGTTTAGCTAATACTAGCATAGGGCGGGGGACCTTT